ACAACGAGGCGTTAGAGTTAGAGATGAAGCAGCACCAATACAACCAGGTGAGTTCAAAGATGTTGATGCACCAGGTGGTAGTTTGCGTGATGCATTCTTTCCACTACCATACAAAGAGCCATCTCAAACATTATTAAATTTATTAGGTATTGTTGTACAAGCAGGTCAAAGATTCGCGGCTATTGCTGATATGCAAGTGGGTGATGGTAACCAAGCAGCAGCTGTTGGAACAACAATTGCATTATTAGAACGTGGTTCACGTGTCATGTCTGCAATACACAAAAGATGTTATGCAGCTATGAAAGATGAATTTAAATTATTATCAAAAGTAGTTTCACAATACCTACCACCAGAATATCCATACGATGTTGTTGGTGGAGCAAGAAATGTAAAACAATCAGACTTTGATGATAGAATAGATGTAATACCAGTTGCAGACCCAAATATTTTTTCTATGTCACAAAGAATTACACTTGCACAAACACAATTACAAATAGCTACATCAAATCCACAGCTACACAATATGTATCAAATTTATAGAAACATGTATGAAGCGATCGGTGTAAAAAATGTAGATGCAGTTTTACCGCCACCGGCTCCAAATGCACCAATGGACCCGAGTCAAGAACATATTATGGCTTTAGCTGGTAAACCTTTTCAAGCTTTCAACGGTCAAGACCACAGAGCACACGTTACAGCTCACTTAAACTTTATGTCAACAAACATTGTTAGAAATAATCCTGCAGTTATGGCAGCGATACAAAAAAATATTTTAGAACACATCAGTCTAATGGCACAAGAACAAGTTGCACTAGAGTTTAGAGAGCAAATGCAACAAATGATGATGATGCAACAACAAGCAGCGATTAACCCACAGGTTCAAGCACAGCTACAAGCGCTTACAAATCAGGTTGAATCTAGAAAAGCAGTGTTGATTGCCGAAATGACAGAAGAATTTATGAAGGAAGAGAAGCAAATTACATCACAATTTGACTCTGATCCATTATTAAAACTAAAATCTAGAGAAGTTGACCTACGTGCAATGGAAAATGAGCGTAAAA